TTGCGGTTTTCCGAAGAGCGCGGCTTGAATTACGCCATTTTTCGCGGCAAGAAAAACCTCAGCGAAAACGAAATTGGAATGCGTCAGGACACGGTCGAGCCCATCCGCATCGCGCCCATTGTGATCGGCAGCAAGGGTGGTGGCCTGTTCGCCACGATTGCAGGCCTCGCGCTGGTGGTCATTGGCGCCGTCACCCAGCAGTACTACCTGGCCGCGGCCGGTGTGGGCCTGATGATCGGAGGTATCGCCATGAGTATGTCGCCATCCCCGGCGGGCATCTTGGACAAGGAGGGCGACGGNAACCGGCCTTCTTATGCGTTCGGCGGCGCTGTCACCACCATGGCTCAAGGCCGNTGCAAACCACTGCTTTACGGCGAGCGCGACATNGGCGGCGCCCTCATCTCGGCTGGCGTCTTCTCGGAAGATCAGCAGTAAGGAAAAACTATGGCNAAGTCTGCAACAGCGCCCGCTGCAAAGCGTCGGCGCCGGATTCCTGCTGCCCNCGTTACNGGCGCGAAGGGCGGCGAATCCAAGCCCTATACCCCGTATAAGGCGCCTGATACTGCGCTCTCGGTCGCCACGGTAAAGATGTTGTACGCGCTGAGCGAAGGGCCAATTGTCGGGCCGGTNGATGGNAAAAGGTCAATCAAGCTCAACGGCACGCCTTTGGTTTCGCCGGATGGCAGTGAAAACTTCCCCGGCACCGTGTGGGATTTTCGCGCCGGCACGGTCGATCAGGAACACATCGCAGGCTTTCCGTCCATCGAGAACGAAGCCTCGCAAGGTCTGCCGGTCGAGCTGAAGTCAGACAACGCCTGGACGCGCGCCATTACCGACCAGCAACTGTCGGCTGTGCGTATTCGCCTCTCATGGCCGCAGATTTGGGAGGTCAAAACCAACAGCGATCAGGTCGGCTATCGCATTGATTACGCCATTGACCTCTCCNTCGANGGCGGCAGCTATCAGACCGTGCTCTCTGCCACGCTGAACGATAAAGGCACCACTGAATACGAGCGNACGCATCGCATCGACCTGCCGGAAGGGTTCAACAGCGCGCTGGTACGCGTGCGCAGGCTCACCCCCAATCGTAATGATTCGAANTGGGCGGACCTGATGCGAATTAAAGGCTTCACCGAAGTCATCGACAAAAAGCTGCGCTACCCGAACTTGGCATTNGGCGGTTTGCAATTTGATGCCAAGCAGTTCCAGGACACGCCGAAGTTCAGCGCCCTGATGCGCGGNCGCATCGTACAGGTGCCCACCAACTATGACCCGACAACCCGCACCTACACAGGCGACTGGAACGGCACGTTCAAGCTGGCCTACACCAACAACCCGGTATGGGTCTGGCGTGACCTGCTGTTGCATCGCCGCTACGGGCTGGGTCGGCGNATCACCGCNGACATGGTCGATCACTGGACGTTGTACGAGATTGGCCGCTACTGCGACGTGATGGTGCCCGATGGCAAAGGCGGGTTGCAGCCGCGGATGACCACCAACGTCTACATTCAGGATTCTATCGAGGGCTACGCNCTGCTGTCTGACTTGGCCAGTGTGTTCCGGGGCAGCAGCTGCTGGAACGGCTCTCAGGTCACGATGGTGGCAGACATCCCNGGCAACGAAGACGGCTACGTGTTCACCCGCTCCAACATNATCGGTGAATTTGAATACGTTGCNGCTGCACTGCCGGACCGTCACACACGCGCCAAGGTGGCNTGGGACAACCCGGAAAACGAGTTCAAAACGCAACCGGCACCGGTGACCAACGACGACTTAATCGGTGCACTTGGCCACCGCATGCTCGANATCTCGCGCTTTGGCTGCACGGTCGAAGGCGAAGCCATTCGCCACGGTATTTGGGCACTGAAATCCGAACAGTACGAAGAGTGGTCTGTCACGTTCACCACCGGCATGGAAGGCCGCAACATCGAGCCAGGCCAGATCATTTGCGTGGCGGATGAGATGTTCTCCGGGCGCCCAAACGGTGGGCGCATCAGCGCCGCGACCAAGCGGGTTATCACCCTGGACATCGATGCCGAAGTGCATGAGGAAGATCGGCTGATCCTCAACTTGCCCAGCGGCAAATCCGANGGGCGAATCGTCAAGTCGGTCTCGGGCCGCTTGGTCACCGTNATGGCTGACTATTCCGAGCAGCCTGAACCTGANTGCAGCTGGTCGGTAGAAAGCGCTGACNTGGCTGTGATGCGGTTTCGGGTGCAGACCATCGAGCCGCAAGGGCTACACCAGTTCAAGATCGCCGCAACCCAACATGAGCCCTTGAAATACACGGCTATCGACACGGGCGCACGGATCGATCCGCAGCCCACCAGCATCATTCCGCCCAGCGTAATGGCGCCTCCAACGGGCATTAAGCTGGAGTCGCGCAGCGTGGTGTCGCAAGGGATCGCCGTCACGAGCATGCGCATCACCTGGGAAGCCGTACCGGGCGCCGTTGCCTACAACGTCGAATGGCGCAAGGACAGCGGCAACTGGATACGCCTGCCGCGCACTGGCAGCCTTGGCGCTGAAGTCGAGGGCATCTACAGCGGGCGATACCTTGCACGCGTCAGCTCAGTTAACGCCATGGATGCAGCCTCGATCTGGGGCGCGAGCCCGGAGGTGATGCTCACAGGCAAAGTTGGGCTACCACCCGCTGTCACACACCTGACCACCGAAAGCCTGGTCTACGGCATCCGTCTGAACTGGGGTTTCCCGCCGGGCGCCGAAGACACCCAGCGCACTGAGATCTGGCAGAACAAGGCCAATGACCTGCAGTCCGCAATAAAGCTTGGCGACTACGCCTACCCNCAGGCCCGNCACGAACTGCAAAACATCGTGCCCGGGACCAGCCTGTTTTTCTGGGCGCGGCTCGTGGACCGCACCGGCAATGTCGGGCCGTGGTTTCCGGAGAGGTTTGGGGTCAACGGGCAGCCGAGTTCCGACCAGACGGAGTACGAGAAGTACTTTGCGGGGCAAATCGGCACGGGCGCGCTTTACCCGGAGTTGAAGAAGGACATTGAGCTCATCACCGGTGATGGGCCGGGTTCGGTCAAGGAGTTGGCAGGGCAGGTCAAAGAGCTGGGCGACAAGGTCGAAGGCCTGGTCGACACCTTCATCTACGATCCAAAGCTGACCTACAAGGTCGGCGAAAACGCCCGCGAAGGACGTCACATCTATCAAGCGCTGCAGGACGTACCGCTCGATACGCCGCCGCCCAACCCGGCCTACTGGAAGGACATCGGCGAGATCCTCGAAACCGCCAATGGCCTGGCCTTTCAGGTCAACCAGAACACCACCAGCATCAAAGATCTCGACGGCAAGGTCACGGCGTCTGNGTCATCGCTGGAAGCCTTNCGGGCAGCGGCGCGGGGCGACACGGGCGAGGGCGAGCTGGCNGACGCCCTCAAGAGCTGGCAATCCACGGCTGAGNTGGCCGTTGAAAAGCGTGTGCGGGCCACTGAAGACGAGGCGATTTCCGAGCGTGTGACCACGTTCGGTGCGCAGGTCGGGGAGAACAAGGCCGGGCTTTCGAGCCTTGAAAAGGTCGTGGCCACCAATGATTCAGTTTCTGCCAAGCGCATCACGGAACTGAAAGGCGAGCTGGTCGACGTCAACTCTGGCGTAGCCGGCAACACCCAGGCGCTGGAAACCCTCAGCGGTGAAGTGGCGCGTATCGATGGTGAGATCGTGGCCACGGCCAGCAGTTTGGAGTCGTTGAGGGCAGAGGCACGCAGTGACTCCGGCGAAGGCGAACTGGCGGGTGCTTTGGAAGCCTGGAGCTCAACAGCCAACTTCGCGCTGGAGAAAAAGGTGCGCGCCACGGCGGAAGAAGCCTTGGCGATGAAAACCGAGCAACTGCAAGTCAACCTCAATCAAACCACGGCTTCCGTGGAGCAGGTCAGCAAGGCCGTGGTCGATGTGAATGGGCGNGTATCGGCCCAAACCACGATCAAGGCCGAAACCATCGTGGGCGGGCGCAAGGTCATGGCGGGCCTTGCGCTGGGCTCTGATGGGGACACCTCGGAGATTCTGGCCTTTGCGCAACGCTTCGCCATTATCGACGAAGTCACCGGGCAGCTTAGAGCGCCGTTCGTGGTGCAGGGCGGTCAGGTGTTCATCAACTACGCCATGATTGATACGGCGTTCATTCAGAACCTGGTGCTGGGGATGACGCTGCGATCCAGCGCTTTGAATGCCAAGGGCTTGCCGTTGCTGGAAATCAATATTCCACAAGGAATGCTGACCCTGCGCAGCCCTGGAGCAGGCGGCTCTACGACGCTCAATAACAACGGACTGCTTGTGCAGGATGAAGATGACAGCGTTCGTCTGCGGGCAGGGAATCTAACGCTACTGAAGGCCGGAGGCTGAAGTCATGATTTATGGGTTAGAAGTGCTCGATGCGAAAGGCGTGCAGACGCTGGGGATGGAGGATTTCACCATTCAGAGACTGGCCACCATGACCATCCCTGCAAGTCGAAGTGGTGGGCTTGGCATTAGGGGTGATTACATCCTCATTAATGTGGATGGCTATGATCCCGCCACATGCTTCGTGACCATTACACCCAAAGCGTACTCCCCGTACCCACAAGGTGCGGGGCAGGCGTACTGGGGGTGTGTGCCGACTTACAAAGACCTCGGTGGAACNCAGATAGGGATCATCACGTATGGCAATTACTTTGAAGTAGACTACAAGGGGGATTGGATATTCAAGTGGAAGTCCGAAGTGGTTGAAAGTGTTGTCGAAGTGGTGAGGGTTATTTAATGAGCTACGGCCTGTCTGCGACAAATAACGGCGGTTCCGTTGTAATCAGCAGCGATTATAAAACCTTAGTGTTTTCTGAGAGAGGGAATTTCCAGATACTGTCTCGCTACTCAGATGGTGAGGGGTATGGGGCAGTTACATTTGTAAAACCGATCCAGACACAAGAGCCGCCTCAAATATTTGTCAGGTGCATTTCCGCATCCCACCCGGCGTTATCGTTTTATACAAGGGTGCTCGGAAGTCCCGGTAACTGGACAGGCTTTAGCGTAGTGAGTGCGGCTCTTGGCGGTGGGGTGGTGCAAAATTTCAACCTTGAATATGTATCGTGTAAATACTCTGATAAAAAGAGTGTTGATGAGTATGGGCTTGAGATATACGACGCTCAAGAGGGGGTAGTCTATACATCCAGTGACAGGGTAGTGAGGTTCGGTAAGTTTACGAAGAACTGGACCTATGTGCCTCCCCAAGTCGCCTACGGGCTGGTAGCTGTTTTTAATAGCAACCTACCTTTGGCTCACGATGACTTTATCAGTATATCCAGTGTGGATCGGGGTAATGCATGGTTCATGGGGTCGGTGGATTATGCGGGGCTAAGGATCAGGGAGGGCGGCGCCCCTGTGATTAAAATATTAACTAACTTAAATCGTACCGATATCGGTCTATTTCAAGGCACAGCAGGCTCGGCCTTTTCGATACCGGTATGTAAGTTTCCAATTGAGCGTTACTACAATGATTAAGGAAGTAGCCTATGCCTTGGTATAAAGCCGGGACTGTTAAAACCACCAACAACAGCAACGCCATTATCGGAACGGGCACGGNTTTTATNGCGAACGCACGAACGGGTGATGCGTTTCGCGGCCCGGATGGTGCGTGGTATGAGGTCACCAACATCGCCAGCGATACGGCCTTGTCGATTTCTCCAAACTATCAAGGGCCCACCGTCGCTGCCGGCGGCTATGCGCTCGCGCCCATGCAGGGGTATGTCAAAGACCTGGCTGACCAGGTGAGGGCGATCGTTCAGCAATGGGGCGCGACCTTGGCAGGGTTGGGGCCTTTGTCCAGCGTAAGCATTGCTCCGATTGCCAATGGCGGCACGGGCTCAAACTCTGCAGCGGGTGCTCGTACAGCCCTGGGGCTGGGGACCGCAGCGACTGCAAACCTCACAAGCTCTCCCGAGGATTACGGGGCAGGTAAAGTGTTGCAGGTCGGTGCCCTGGGCTGGAACGGTGGTAACTCCTTGGCCCAGTCTGCATCGGGTGACGCGAATTTGTTGGGGCGCTCAGGGATCTATCTCTACTCCAACGGGGGTCAGAACGTGCCCGCTGGTGTGTTCCCGCATGTCCGGCTCACAACAGCNGCGCCCGGGTACCAGACNCAAGAGGCGATTTCATCGTCTCCAAATCCTCGATACATGATGCGCAATCAATATGGTGGCTCGTTCTCCCCATGGGTTGAGTTCTACCACTCTGGNAACACCACCCGCGCCGCCGACGGCACACTGAAGGCTATTTAAATGACGACTCGTGCAGCAATCAACATTCTCGGNTCCACCGGTGAAATCATCGACATCACATCGCTGGGCGTGAGCACCATCGAATCGAAGCGAGAAAGCCCTGGTATTTACCAACTGATCGGAACGCAGGGCATGGCCAGGGCGCCAGAGGGGTGGGGCTATGTCGTCAACCAGATGGACGTGGATAAAACCGTGGCCATCTCCTATGACGAGCAGGTGCTGCGTGTCTGTGTGACCCTGGACGACAAGCCTACCGATCTGAGTCACAGCATTACCTTGCATGTGGCCGTCGATGAGCTCCCAGTCTCATCCATGCCACCCCCGGAGCAGNTGCCTGACATGGATCCAGCCCAAGAGGCCCAGCGCGAATACNCTCACTTGCGCGCCATTGCCGACTACGCTATCGCCCCACTTCAGGATGCTGTCGATATCGACGAAGCCTCAGAAGAAGACGCCGCCCGACTCAAAGCTTGGAAGAAATACCGCGTGGCGCTTAATCGTGTGTTTGAACAGATTGGGTACCCAGACGCCATTGATTGGCCGGTGGCGCCAGAGTAAGCCCGGCCGTTATCCCGAACCCCGCCGAGTGCGGGTATTTTTTTGCCCGGAGAAAGCCATGCCCATCACCACGCAGCAACTGCTGCAGATCCTCCCGAACGCCGGCCATGTTGCCGGCGTTTTTGCACCTGTCCTGAACACAGCGATGAACCGTTACCAGATCGTAGGCCTGAAGCGTGTCGCCGCCTTCATCGCCCAAATTGGTCACGAATCGGGCCAGCTCAAATACGTCAAAGAAATCTGGGGGCCTACAGCTGCCCAGGCCCGCTACGAAGGCCGCGCTGATCTTGGCAACACTCAGCCGGGTGACGGTTCTAAATACCGCGGCCGTGGCCTGATCCAAATCACCGGACGTGCCAACTACAAAGCGTGCGGTGAAGCGCTGGAACTGGACCTTATCAACCAGCCCGAGCTGCTGGAAAAACCGCAGCATGCGTGCATGTCGGCAGCGTGGTTTTGGGCGAGTAGGAGGCTCAACACTTTTGCCGATGCTGGCCAGTTCGACACCATCACTCGGCGCATCAATGGCGGGCAGAGCGGCGCGGCCGATCGTCAGGCGCTGTACGCCCGAGCCCTCAAGGTGTTGGCGTGAAGCTCGATGCGGTGAAGTGGGGCGGGGCACTGCTGCTGATGCTCTGCCTCATGGCTGGCAGCGCGTGGGCCGCATGGGAGTGGCAGGCAAACGCCTACGGCCAGCAGATTGCCGAGCAAAAAGCCGCCCACCAAACCGCGCTGANCGACGTNGCCAACGCCAACTCCGTGCTGATCCTTGCCGAACAGAACAAACGCTTCGCCCTGGAGCAATGGCTGGCAGCCAGTGACCAAGCCCATTACCGAGCCCTGACCGATGCAAAAACCAATCAAGATCGCCTGCGCGATCGCATTGCTACTGCTGACCTGCGGCTGTCAGTCCTACTCGACGCCACCCCCGCAACTGGTAGTGACGGAATGCAAGCCACCACCGGCCCCGGCCGCATGGTTCATGCAACCACGAGAGCCCAACTTGACCGAGCGCATGCTCAACGAATTATCGGAATCACCGGCGACGGCGATCAAGGACTGATCGCGCTAAAGGCCTGTCAGGCTTACGCCAAAGAAATCTCAAGCTCACAGTAAAAAAGACCGGCCGAAACAGGATGCGTCAACATTCTATCCGGCCACTAAACCCGCAGATCACGCCTGCAAGCCCAGCCTAGGCTCCCGCTTCGTGCACAAAGCCGAGCGAGCCTAACGTCTGTTTATTCATACAGTAAAGGTCTTGCAAACTATGTCTTCACCCATTATCCCGTGGATGGGCGGCAAACGCAGTCTGGCCGATCGCCTCATTCCTCTGTTCCCGCCCCACGCGCTCGAATATTGATGGGTGAAAATACCTTTTCTGCGCGCAGCGGAACCCTCTGCTTAAAGTAAAGATTTCAATCTCAAGCACGTACTTTTCTGCCGTGGAAACCACTGCCGACTGTTTTCAACAGAATCGGCCAATAGCAGTCAATGGGTATCTATATATGTTCAATCATGACGCGCCATGCGATCAATCGGGATTGAGGACATGCTATAAAGACCGCCAAAAAAGGAGTCCCTCTGATCATGGATACAAAATGCTTGGTCTTTATCGCAGCAAGTGTTGACGGCTTCATTGCTAGGATGGATGGAGATATTGAGTGGCTCCATCGGCCTGAGTACGAGTGCCCTGTACTAAGGGGGCTCACTTATGATGAGTTCATGACAACGGTCGATGCACTGGTTATGGGGCGCAAGACGCTGGATAAGGTGTTGTCTTTCCCTGAGTGGCCCTATGAAAACACGCGAGTCGTGGTGCTCTCACATGGGGAGGTAACGCTGCCACCAAAACTGCGAGGCAATGTCGATGTGTTAGCGGGCGATCCGGTACTTATCGTGGCGCAGCTTGCGGCTCAGGGTCTGAAGCATCTCTATATAGACGGAGGTCAGACCATACAGTCTTTTCTCGCTGCGGGATTGATCAACGAGATCACTATCACACGTATTCCAGTGTTGTTGGGCAAAGGAGTTCCACTGTTCAGCCAGTTGGGTGAGGAGCGTAATTTATGTCTGATTGACTCATCAGCGTCTGATAACGGATTTGTACAAAGTCGTTATCAAGTGCTCACATAG